CTGCCTTTTTCTTTGCAAAACCCTCTTTTTTTGCTCGATATGGTACTATCAAGACTTAAAACCGGAGATTTAACGATGGCACAGACTCCTACCCCGATGGGGCCGAATGGCGCACCGATGCAGGACGATCAATTATTGATTTCGATGGGTGTTTATGAGGGTATTACCAGTATAAACAAGTTTGGGCGTAATACTGGTGTAGCGAGTGGGGTTGAGGAAGAAATCTGGGATGGTTCCGCTGCTTATTCATTCCCTGCAACTGCCTTGATTACGAGTATTTCACAGACTACCGATCAAGTGGCTTTACGCGGTGAGACTGTTGAGATTGAGGGGCTTGACGCGAATTACGATAAAGTGACGCAAAATGTTATTCTTGACGGCACATTAACGACCACCGTGGTAACGCTGACAACCGCATTAATACGGGTGTTTCGGGCGAAAATTCAATCGGGCGTGGTTGCTGATTCGACGGTGAGGGTACATAACGCGGGTGAGACTGTGGATTACGCGGTCATATCGGTAGGCAATCAGCAGACCGAAATGGCCATGTATACTGTTCCCGCAGGAAGTACGGGATATATGACTAATTACTACGCCCACCACAACCCAAAGACGGGTCAGAACTTCACCTCTAATCCAATTAGAATTTGGGCAGCAGATAACCATAATGGTTATGCCAGGCAGATCAAGCATATCGTTGGAATACCCGAAGATTCGGGCTTTCGTCATCCATTCGCCCCTTATTTAACATTTACTCAAAAAACCGATATTATATTGACTTCACAGCCAGTTGCACAAGCCGCTGATGTCAGTGCAGGATTTGATCTTATTGTGGTACAAAATAGCGTATATGGACTGTAATAATAAGTTTCATATTATGTAAAGTAGACTACACCAAAAAAGGTGTATGTAACCTGTGGATAACTTATGAAAAGATCACACAAAAAGGGCCGTAAAAATGGCAAAAAGAAAGGTAAGAAAACCTACTAAAAAGCCCGATAGTTTCGAACTGGATAAAATGCAGGAGATTCTTGCCAAACCAATCGAAATCGGACTGCCTGAAAGCCTCGCTGATGTAGATTTCGGCAGGGACGATGTTCCGGTAGTTCAGGCGAGGTCAGGCAGGCCAAAGAAATCCAAAAACGAGACTACGGTTTTCAGGGATCAGATGATCGAGACTTTCGAGAAGCAGGTTAAGAAATCGTTCAAGAAGATCATTCTAACCGTATGCGAGGCCGCCGAGGACGGGAACATGAAAGCGGCAGATATGGTATTAAGTCGAATTGTGCCTGTGAATAAGGCAGTTGATGGTGATACCACTACAGGGACATTTAGTGTTAATATCAATATAGGTAATCTGGTTGCCCCTGAAATTCTGAAAAAACCGGATGATGTAGTTTCTGAACAGTGAGGATTTGAAAATGCCACATGGTGTGAAAGGTAGTTATAACAAACCGAAAGGTAATTCGAAAGGTAGTCCGACTCCTGGTAATGCAAGTGGGCCAATTGGCACCCGGCATTGGGGTGGTATCAAAGGTAGTGTCTCAAGCAAGAAGTTCGGCTAATGGGTACGCCTACCACTAAAGCAGGCGGCGTAAAGTCTGTCGGCTCTACAATTCCCGCCCGTACCGCGCCTGCGAGGGATTGCCCTTCTGATAAGGAATTGGAAGAAAAAGAAATCCTGAAAAAAGGCACTTCGGGGTTCTAAGTTCCCAATGGTCGATTTAAATTTCGACCTGCACGAAGAACAGGCCCAGGTGTTTCAGTCACCTGCCCGTTTTCGTGTCTGTGCGGCAGGTAGACGGTGGGGCAAGACCGAGGAAGCGGCTATTGAGTTAATTATCAATGGTTTGCAGGAAAAGAACGTCTATGGCTTTGATCTGACCGGAATGGAGGTCTGGTATATCTGTCCCACCTTCGGACAGGCCAAAGACCTGATTTGGGACAAGCTAAAGCGTATCGGCAAGGATGTTATTGCAAAAACCCTCGAAAATACCGCAACCATCAAGCTAATCAATGGCAGGACGATAAAACTCAAAGGTTCTGACCGACCCGATACCTTGCGCGGTGTTGGTGTCTCGTTTTGTGTCTTGGATGAGTACGCATTCATGAAACCGGAAGTTTGGGACTTAATCATGCGCCCGACACTCGCCGATGTAATGGGTTCGGCCTTATTTATCGGCACTCCTGACGGGAAGAACCATTTCTACGATTTATTCCTGCAATGTGAGGGGCAGGACGATTGGGAGGCATTCCAGTTCAATTCTTTGGGAAACCCTGTCTTACCGCCTGACGAGATAGAAGAAGCGTCGAAAACCATGACCCAAGAGGCTTTTCGGCAAGAGTTTGAGGCTTCTTTCGCCGCAGCCGGCGGTGGTGAGTTCAAGGACGAGGAATTCATTTTCATGGATCGCCCGCCCGAGCGCGGAGTGACTTATATCGCTGTCGATCCCGCAGGCTTTGTTGAAAGTAAGGGAAAGCTGACTTCCAAGCTGAAAAAGAGTGACGAATGTGCGATTGCCGTTGTAGAGACTTCCGAATCCGGTTGGTTCATTCATGACGTTATACATGGTCGTTGGGGAGTCCGAGAGACAAGTTTGCAGATAATTAAGGCTTGTAAGGTCTATCAACCTAATATTTTGGGTATTGAGAAAGGTTCGTTGATGAATGCCATCATGCCTTATTTATCTGATCAGATGCGCCGATTAAACGTGTATCCACGCATCGAACCATTGACCCACGGTGGTCGGAACAAAACAAAGCGGATTGCATGGGCTTTACAGGGTAGATTTCAGAACGGGAAGATATTCTTCAAAAAAGACGCTTCATACGTTAAACCCCTGACAGATCAGCTACTTGATTTTCCAAACCCGATGGTTCACGACGATTTGATTGATGCACTCGCATATATTGACCAATTAAGCAAAATCCCGTATTTTGCAGATGCAATCATTCAAAATGAGTTCCAACCACTAGATTCCGCAGCAGGTTACTAATATGGCTGAAAGAACCAAAGGCAAAACTTTTAATCCAGAAGGGGCGGGATTTGATACCAAAACAGCTAAAAGGCTGATTGAGGAAAACCCATTGACCATCGAAAAGCCTTCTTCATATATTGGTGATGAAGTGGCAAACAAGAATTCATTTCAGGCCTGGGTATGGCATCCAGAAATAAACGAGTATAAAAAGCATAGTTCCAGTCGTGATCCTGAAACTGGACTGATATTAAAAGGGAAAAGGCACAAAACCTTTAATAAAACTGTGGAAGCAGAAAGTAGACTTGGTTTTGAAATAACAAAAAAAGGAAACAGGTATTATAGTAATAAGCCTAAACGCCGACTGTCAGTAGGTGGGCTTGAGCAATGAAACTAAGAGGCGCGGATAATGGCAAGCACTGATAAGATAGTAGATATCGAAAGCGAAGATCAGAGCGATTTCGACTCGATTGAAACACAACTGGTATCTTGGGTGGTGGCACTCGTCCGAGAATGGGAAGATCATCGTGACAGCAATTACGAGTCTCGTTGGAATGAATATTACCGTTTGTGGCGCGGAGTCTGGAAAGAAGAAGATCGTACCCGCGAAACTGAGCGTTCCCGCTTAATATCCCCTGCAACCGCCCAGGCCGTTGAAGTCGCAACTGCTGAGATTGAAGAAGCCATATTTGGTAAAGGAAAGTGGTTTGACGTATCTGATGACGTTAGGGATGACGATAAAGCCGATATGATGGTTTTCCGTAATAAATTATTGGAAGATTTGACTGAAAATGGCTACCCGAGGGCAATTGCCGAAATAGTGCTGAATGGTGCTATCTATGGCACAGGAATCGGGAAGATCGTTGTCGAGCATAGCGAGGAACGTAGTTTCGATATTTCCAAGTCAGAGGGTCTACTTGAAGAACTTGAAGCGATTGGTAGATCGGAAATGAGAACAAGAATCAAACTGGTTGCTGTTGAGCCGCGAGATTTCGTTATTGACCCTGCCGCGACCACAATTGATGAAGCAATGGGGTGCGCCCATGTGTTTTTAGTGCCAAAACACATAATTACGTCAAGAATGCAGTCTGGTATGTATCGCCAGGTGAGTTTGGGTACTTATCATGAGGATTTCGACCATGAATCGAAGGGTGAAGTGCGAACCGGACTCACTGACCATGTGAAATTGACCCAATATCACGGTTTAGTGCCTGAAATGATGCTTCATTTCGATGCCGACCCCGAAAATGAGGATATTTTCAGTGTTGAGGAAGGCGAAGGCTCATTTGATGAGTCGGAAGTCATGATTGAGGCAATAATCACCATTGCAAATGATGGTGTACTGCTAAAAGCTACCGCAACTCCCCATTTCATGCAGGATCGCGACTTTGTTTCCTTCCAGTACGACACCGTACCAAACAGATTTTGGGGTAGAGGTGTAGCCGAAAAGGGTTACAACCCGCAAAAGGCTCTCGATGCCGAGTTAAGAGGCAGAATCGACGCAATGAGCCTCACAATTCATCCGATGATCGGAATTGATGCGACCCGAGTACCCCGAGGGGGCGATTTTAGTGTCAGACCTGGCAAATCCATCCTGACAAATGGTAATCCGAGCGAAGTTCTGAACCCGTTCAGGTTCGGTGAGGTCAGCAACAATACATTTAGTGAAGCGGGTGATCTGGAAAGGATGATTCAGATGGCAACGGGCGCAATGGATTCCGCAACCCCGATCGCTCAAAATTCCCGCAACAATACGCTTGGTGGCATGAGTATCATGCAAGCGGGTGCGATTAAGCGATCCAAGCGAACATTAGCCAATATCGAGGCATCTTTCCTAAAACCACTGATTCAGAAGTCTGCCTGGCGATATATTCAGTATGCACCGGACGAATACGCCCAAACTGACCCAAGATTTGTCGTAAATTCGACTTTGGGGATAATGGCGCGAGAACTCGAAATGCAGCAATTAGCGGGTCTTTTAGCCTCTACGCAAGGTGATTCCGTTGGATATTGGATGTTAATGAAGTCAATCTATGAATTATCGAGCGCATCCAATCGAGAGGAAATGATGGGTGTAGCTGATCGAATGCTTCAACAGGCGCAAAACCCACCACCTGACCCATTAGCTTTGGTCAAGCAGGCCGAACTTGAGCATACCAAAGAACGTGATTTAGCTAAACTCCAAATCGAGCAAGGCCGCGCCAACACCGAGGCCAGGAGAGTTGGAAATGAAGAAGCAAAACTTGAGGGAAGCATTGCCAAAACGGATGCTGAAACTAGACTTGCCGAAACCCGATCCGAAAGCCTACGAAGGACTACCATTGTCGAAACCGATAAAGAGGTTGCAATTCAGAAGAACAAGACTCGGGAACTCGAACTGAAAGAAGATGAGTTAGCATTGAAGAAACGTGATCAGGAAATCAAGCTAACCCTGTCTCAGAACGAGATTTTAGCCGAGAAAGACTTACTGGAACGCGAACTACGGGCGAAAGCGGCAGAGCAAGAATCAAATGAGAAATCTGCTGCCGCAAGCAAGCCCGCCGCACCTGTTATTAATATTGTCGGTTCAGGCAAGAAGAAAATTGCAGTAAAAAGGACTGCTGATGGACTTGAAGGTACGAGCGAGGAAATCTGATTATGTTGAAGGGCGTAGGGAAGATTTTATCTACTACCTTGAGCGATCCGACTTATCCGCGACCCTACTCGCGGAAAGCACAGGTATTTCTTTAGACTGGATCAAACAGGTCAAAAACTCGCGTATTCAAATGCCAGCCGACTATCGAATGACTATTCTGATTGACTTCATTAAAGACTTTGAAAGATTGCAGACTTATTATGCTGCATTGGAGAGGTAATTATGACAAGCAAGCAACGTACCAAGCACAAGGTAATAAAAAGGGACGATCCACGAAAAAAGGACAAGATTTACAAAGGTGTTCTACCATTACGGTTCGCGTCGAAAGACGTTAATGGTAATGATGTGATCAAGACTTCTGAGCAAATGGCAGAGCAAGTCGAAGATTATCAGTGGTGATGGAGTTAAAGAAAGTCAGGAGCCTCATTGCCAAACATGAAGGCTTGAGGCTACTGGCGTATAAAGATACGGTTGGCAAGTTGACTATCGGGTATGGTCACAACCTGGACGATGTGCCTATTTCAGTTGAAATTGCCGAACAGTTATTGGAAATCGATGTTAATGACGCGGTTCTCAGCGCACAGTCATTCGAATGGTTTCGCGATCTGGACGGGGTTCGACAGGGAGTTGTTGTAAATATGGTTTTTAATCTTGGTCTGCCCCGGTTCATGGGGTTCAAGAAAACGATCAAGCTGATTGAAAAGAAGAAGTACACTCAAGCGGGAACCGAAATGCTCGATTCCAAATGGGCGAAGCAGGTAGGTAATCGAGCAATGGAATTATCCAGAATGATGAAATCAGGTGAGTGGCAATGATTGAATTTGTAGTGGTGAACTTCATACTGCTCGTATTCGTTTTCGTATGGGTAATGAAACTGCGCGATGCCTGTGAAGGAACCGTTTGGGAACCTTTCCTACGGGTTGTAGTGGGTATCCCTGCTTTGGTCTTTGACTGGTATGTTAATACATTCGCCGCAACTGTCCTTTTCCTTGATCCGCCTGACGGATGGGAAGTGGTTACTGGCAGGCTGAAACGATATAAAAAGAAGTACGGGAGTCAGGCACATTTGAAGGGTATTAAATGGTGGAGGCTAACCATTGCGGAATTTTTCTGCAATCTTGCTAATAAATTCGACGTAGGGCATTGCTAATGTTTAAGTTTATCAAAGGTTTGTTGGGCGGTGGTCAGAATGGGTCTGACAACGTAATGAAGGTTGCGACTGGTGTTGGTGGATGGATCGACGGGCTTAAACTCACCGATCAGGAAAAGCAGGAATTCAACGGAAAGATGGTGCAGCACTATTCCGATTTTATGGCATCGACGGTCAGTGAGAATACCGAGCGATCACGCACCCGACGAGACATTGCCTTGTGGATCATCAAATTAGAGGCATTCTTTCTGGTGTTCTCTCTGGTGGTGTTTCATTTCAATGACGCACTGGCGAAATATTCTTATCAAATCGCTACGGATTCACCGTGGGGATATCTAACGCTTGGTGTTGGTGCATTCTTTTTCGGGGCGCATTTAGTCCGAGCAGCTAAAGGGTGAATTATGAAGTTCCTACTCACAATCCTGATACTGGTTACTATCTGGACTCAGGCCGAAGCGGGAGAGAAGCATTCTACCCCTGCACCACCACCAGTAATCACGACTACTACATCGACCCCGACTACACTAAATCTGCCGTCCGGTAACACTTACGGATTACTTGGGCTGGCAGCAAACAATCAATTCGATTGGGGTGTACCTGAGAAATTACAGGTAGGTGTCACAATGGCATTCACCGAGGGCGGCAACCAGGCTATTGCGGTTGGTGCAGCAACCAGAGTTGGTGGCATCATGGTTCATGGTCAGTTCGTTTCTATAATCGATGGCCCTGATACCGAAGATGACTAC